AATGAAGCGTTCCTGGAGCGTTTTCCTGTGACCTTCGAGCAAGAATATCCCACTGTTGCAATTGAAACTAAGATCCTCAATAAATTGTGTGGTGATGTGAACTTCTGCAAGCGCCTTGCTGACTGGGCAGATATCATCCGCAAGACCTTCTATGATGGTGGTATTGAGGAAATCATCAGCACTCGTCGTCTGGTCCACATCGTGAAGGCATATGACATCTTTGGTGACAAGGCAAAGGCAATTCAAGTTTGTGTCAATCGTTTCGATGACGAGACCAAGCAAGCATTCTTGGAATTGTACGATAAGGTTGATGTTGACTTTGTGATGCCTTCTGAGAATGAGGCCTCGATTGACACATTTAGTGCTGTTTGATATAATTATGGCAAACTCCTGGAGCTTTCTTTACGACGAAATTATGAGCACGAATGAAATTTATGAGGATTCTCTTTCTGAATTTAACACCTCAGAAAGACAAACCTCTGTATATGGGGAAGATTTACTTACATTTGATGTAAATTTTCCAACATCTTCTGTTCCAGAACTTCCCCAAACTCCCGACAATAACAACGGTCGCTGGAAGTATAATGAAGATGTTATCTTGAAAGACATCCATGAATATGTCAGTGGTACCTATCGTAGTCACTACACAGGAAATGTTAGTAGATTTAAAGGTACTCAAAATTATGCCGTTCAAACTATTGACTTGCTAGAAGCAAAAGGACTTGCTTCTGATTTCTGTCAAGCAAATATTATAAAATATGGAAGTCGATACGGTGATAAAGACGGACAAAATAAAAAAGATTTACTAAAAGTTATTCATTATGCTATGTTACTATTGCATTTTGATGATCACTACAAACCAACCACTTCCGACTTTCCATACTGATAATGAAAACTCTAGACCACATGAAACTCTCTGATAAAACTATCTCTCTCCTCAAGAATTTCTCTTCTATCAACCAATCCATTCTTTTCAAAGAAGGGAATAAATTGCGCACTATTAGTGTAATGAAGAACATCTTAGCAGAGGCAACTGTCTCCGAAGACTTTACTAAAGACTTTGGCGTTTATGATCTTAATCAATTCCTTAACGGATTGAGTCTGTATCAAAATCCAGAGTTAGACTTTAAGAATGACGGTTACGTTGTTATGAAGGAAGGAAAGTCTCGTTCTAAGTATTTCTTTGCTGATCCTAATGTAATTGTCTCTCCTCCCGACAAAGATATTTCTCTTCCTAGCGAAGATGTTTGTTTTGAGGTGAGTACCGATCAACTGGACAAACTTCTGAAAGCATCTTCTATCTACCAGTCTCCAGATCTATCTGCTATTGGTGAAAATGGTGCGATTAAACTAGTTGTCCGTGACAAGAAGAATGATACCTCAAACGATTACTCCGTGATTGTTGGTGAAACTGATAAAGAGTTCTGCTTCAACTTTAAGGTTGAGAATATTAAGATTCTTCCTGGAACTTATGAAGTTGTAGTATCTCAAAAACTTCTTTCTAGATTCACTGCAAAGAATAGTGATCTAACCTATTACATTGCTATGGAACCCGATTCTACTTTTGGATGAACAACATCCTCACTTATATGAGAGTACTTGGTTGTACTCTCATAGTTACAGCACACTTTGTTATGTTGTACGTTGGAGTTACTTACGGAGCAGTAGTTCATCTTATTGCTGATTTGCTCTGTATGCCTTTCTTTATCAAAACCAAAGCTTGGGATATGGTTATTATGTTGTGTTTTCTTCTTGTAATTGGAGTATCTAAACTATGGAACCCGATCCTTACGTTCAGTTTTTAGAAAATTGGATACCTGGAATAGGAGAAAGCACCGAACTTCATGATCAATTGCATATTCACTTTGATCTGGGGTTCGAAATCAATGATGAAGCAAGACTTCTTGGATTCCAGTTGGGTCATCACCCTGCTGGAAATTTCTTTCACGTAATCATCTTCACGTTGATGAGTTTGACAATTTACCCAAAGAATTATCGAAATACTTGGAAGGATGTTAAAGATTTTTATGACGCCTATTTGTTAGGCAAACGATGGCAATCCGTATCTTATTGGTTCATACCTAAAGAAATATTATGAAAGAAATTCTTATTTTTCTCCTGAGTTTCTCAGACATTCTTTTTCTTCCACTTTTATTTGGATTCCTCTTATCAATCGTTCTTGAGATTGCTACGAAGAAACCAGAGTTTGTAGCCTTTCGCAGATTCATGTGGAGGCAAAATTTAATATTTAATTTCTTTTGGTTCGTGTGCTGGATCACTCTGGCTGTGGTATACTCAAGAGAGATGGGATCAACAGATTCCTTCAGCGACCCAACTATTCTTTGGAGAGATTAGTGAACATCTTTGTCACCGACCCTTGCCCCATCAAATCTGCAATGGTCTTACCAGATAAACACATCGTCAAGATGCCCTTAGAGACCTGCCAAATGCTCTCTATAGTCGCCTCTGAAAAATGGGGACGTGGATATGGTAAGTTGCCTAAGATAGATGGAACGCCCTATGCAACCGATAAGGGAGCATTTCGTAACCACCCCTGTACTGTGTGGGCAGGTGCATTCGTTCATAACTGGCGTTGGTTGATCCGTCATGGACTTGCTCTCTGTGAAGAGTATTCCAACCGCTATGGTAAAGTTCATTCTTGTTTGCATACTCTTGCATATGCAAATCAAATCTTTCCAGTTCCAGATCCTGCAGGTCGGTCTGGTAAAGGACCACAACCTTTTGTCCGTGCAATGCCAGAAGAGTTTAAGTTTGATGATAGTATAGATACATTCACCGCTTACAAAATGTATATTGCATCCAAGCCGTGGGTCAAAGATAACTATCGTCGTATTCCGAGTCGTAAACCTGATTGGATTTGATATGAGTTTCGTACAATATAAAAAACATCGCGTCTTCCGAGAAACCGAAGACGTAACCTTCTATGATATTTCAGTAGAAGATTCTAATGCATCTGATTTGGTTGTGCATAATGGAACTGCAATTTCTCCTCCTAATGATATTGTGGGAGCAAAGCAGTTCTATATTCACTACCATCAAGTTGATCACAATCGAGTTCTTTCTGGAACTCGTATATTTGAACTTGTAAATGTTGATTGGAAGTTTCCATATCATATTGTCCATTTAAATCGTCAGAGTGGTGCATTAATTATTCCCGTCAGAACTTACCATAGAAGTATTTCTGGAGAGGATGGATCAATCGTTATCAACCAAGCAATTCGTGATGATGAGTTTGATCCTGAGAAAGAGTTTGTCCCAGTATCTTCTGGACAAAATACTGAACTTTATAATATACTGGCCCATGAAAAGCCAGTAATTCACAACGTTGGTGAGTAACTAAATTATGAGTCGTGATGAGTTTCTTTGGGTCGAGAAATATCGTCCCAAAACAATTGAAGATTGTATTCTTCCTGATAATATCAAAAAAACATTTCAGGGATTCTTGAGTAAAGGAGAAGTTCCAAATCTCCTTCTTGCTGGACCTGCTGGGTGCGGCAAAACCACAGTAGCAAAGGCATTATGCAATGAATTAGGAGTAGATTATTATGTCATCAATGGATCCGATGAGGGACGCTTCCTTGATACGGTCAGAAATACTGCAAAGAATTTCGCTTCGACCGTATCACTTTCGTCAACTGCTAGACACAAAGTCATCCTCATCGATGAGGCTGATAACACAACAAACGACGTACAACTCTTACTTAGGGCGTTTACAGAGGAGTTTTCTGGCAACTGCCGATTCATCTTCACCTGCAACTTCAAAAACAAAATCATCGAACCACTTCATTCCCGTACAGCAGTGGTTGAATTCGGAATTGGAGGAAAACAAAAACCAGCAATCGCAGTTGCCTTCTCCAAACGAATCCAAGAAATACTCAATGCAGAACGAGTCGAATATGATACAAAAGTCATCTATGAACTCATCAACAAACACTTCCCAGACTGGAGAAGAGTCCTCAACGAATGTCAAAGGTACTCATCCTCTGGTAAGATTGATTCGGGGATTCTTGCCCAATTCTCAGATGTAAAAGTAAATGACTTGGTTAAAAAACTTAAGGACAAAGATTTTCCCGAAGTACGTAAATGGGTTGTCAATAACCTGGACAACGATACTAGTGTACTTCTGCGTCGTATTTACGATGCTTGTTATGATTCCTTGGTCCCGAATACCATTCCTTCTGCTGTTCTTATTCTTGCTAAGTATCAGTATCAGATGGCGTTCGTGGCGGATCAAGAAATAAATATGATTGCTTGTTTGACTGAAATTATGTGTGAGTGTGAATTCAAATGATCCCAACTACACATTGGATTCGATTTACTGAATATCATAAACTTGCAGATCTTATTGGTATGCGTGGTGCAGTCTATGGATTTGTCTGGAATGATATGAAACCATCATCAACGGAATGTCCTTCAGATTTAGTTGGATGTGTCTACATTGGGGAGTCCGGTGGATATTATTATGACAAACAAAATGGTTACAGAGGAAAGGTGAGAACTCATTTACACAAGAGGATGACGGCTCACCACAAACCGCTCACTACTGGAGAGTGTAACGAAAAAAAATATGAATTGTTCGTAGAGAAGTATGGTTTTGGCGATGATGTTCTCAACGGAACTTTGACTGGTACACCACTTTGGGTGGGATTTATTACTCCGCCGAAAGAAGATCCAGATTATTGTCTAAAATCTTGGTTAATCTCTAGGGAACACTATGAAATCTATCAATATCAACGCAAGTTTGGTTGTTCTCCCCTGATGAATATGCAGGTTGATGGAAAGGGTAAAGACCCTAATTCATATTCAAGTGAAATTATGCAAAATTATGGATCATTGGAGTCATTTTATGTTTAAAGAAGGCAAAAGAACACAAAACAAGGAAAACTATTATTACTGGTTCTGGATTGTGGCTATGATTGCATTCATAGTTCCTCAGGTATT